AAAATTAGTTCAGCTTGCAAAGCCGCAGCAAAAAGAAAATTTAAAGTTTGGCCTAGTGCTTATGCTTCTGGTTGGGGTGTAAGATGTACAAAAGCTGGAGGCCCAAGTAGATTTGGAGGCGGTAAAAAGAAAAAGTAATGGCTAAAGCGTATAGAGGAGTTTTAAAAGCTCGAATAAATAAACTATACGGAGGTGATGTTACTTGTAGTAAGGTTAAAAAGCTAAAGTCACGTAGAGAAGCTACTAAACGTGATGTACAGCTTGCTAACTGGTTTATTAATATGCAAAATTGTAAACATGGCGGATCCAGTAAAAGGAACAGGTAAAAAACCAAAAGGTTCTGGTAGAAGATTATATACTGACGAAAACCCAAAAGATACAGTCAAGGTTAAGTTTGCTACAGTTGCTGATGCTAGGGCCACGTGTGCTAAAGTTAAAAAGATTAATAAACCATTTGCTCGTAAGATACAGATACTAACTGTAGTAGAACAAAGAGCTAAAGTTGCTGGTAAAAAAGAGCAAGCAGCTATAGCTAAAAGATGTAAAATGGCAATACGTAGAAAACATGGCAAAAAAAAGACCTGAGTGGAAAGATAGTAAATACGCTGATGCCAAAGGTAAATTTAAGGAGTTATCGTGTGATTCCTTAGCTAGTTGGTTAATAAAAAGTAGAAAAGGTAATAAAAGAGCTATTATAGGTAGCTTAAACCAACAAATAGTTTTTAATAGAAAAAAGAGACCTAGCTATGCTAAAAAAATGGTATGCGCTAGAAATAAAGTAAGCAAAAGATTAGGAAATGCCAAAAAGTAAAATAAAAGGTGGCGGCACCAAAAAAGTTTGTTTACCATACGCTAAGTATAAAAGTATGAGCAAAGCTGAAAGGCAAAAAGTAATACGTGCTAAACGTACAGCTGCTGCTCAAGGAAAATATAAGAGATCAAGTAAGTCTAATGTAAAAGGTGCTCGTAAAAAAGGCGCTACACTTAGAGACTGGTTTCAAAAAGAACGATGGGTTAATATTGCTACTGGCAAGCCCTGTGGAGAATAATAAATAAAAAGAAATCAAAAAACAATTAAATGAAAAAAGCAATTTTAATTATATTACTATCATTATCTTTAACTATAACAGCTCAAGAAAAAGAGCAAAAGTGTATTACTGTTAAAGTAGAACAAGTAGAAAATTACAAAGTTAAAGTAACTAAAATTGATTCTTGTAAAAGAGTAGTTAACGTTAAAGTTTATCTTAAAAAAGAGTGGGACGCTATTCAAAAAAAAAGAAAACTACGTAAAAATAGAAAATAAAACCGGCCCGGTTAAGGGCATAAACCAAATGTTAAATTTAAAACCAAAACCAAATGACATTTTTTTATTCGACTAAAACGTGGAATAGTCAACCACAAATTTCCAAAGAAACCGTAGAGGTTTGGAAGCATTTAGCTGACAAATCAAGCTGGAGAATAACTCAGCTACCAAATGGTTTTTACCAAACCGAGTACCAACATCCAAAGGAAGAAGATACTTGGATTGATGTAACCAGAAGAGAAACAGTTGAAGGAGCAGAAGCTGCTATCGACGGATCAGTAGATCACTACGGAAAAAAAGTAGAGTTTCTTAATGGCCCAAAAGTTATTAAAACTTTTAAATAACATTAACTAAATTAAATTAAATTAAATGCAAAATCCACAAGACATTGTGAAGACGTTAAGCTTTGGCAGTGATGCTAAGGATAAAGTCTTTGCTGGGATAGATAAATTAACACAAGCTGTTAGCTCCACACTAGGAGCTAGCGGTAAGTGTGTTATCTTAGAAGACTTCATGGGAAGACCTATGATTACAAAAGACGGTGTAACCGTGGCTAACTCTGTTAATTTAAGAGATCCTGTAGAAAACATAGGAGCTACATTAATTAAAGAGGCAGCTAGAAAAACTGTAAGCGAAGCAGGTGATGGAACAACAACTGCTACTGTTTTAGCTCATAGCTTATTAAAAGAAGCTAATAGCAAACAAACAAGTGATAGCTTACGTAAAATAAAAGAAGATATTCAACAAGCGTGTAATAGCACTATTGAGTATCTTGAAGATATTAAAGTACCTGTTGAAGGTGATATGATTGATCAAGTAGCAACAATATCATCAAACAACGATAAAGAGCTTGGGTCTATTATAGGTGAAGCTTTTAAAAAGGTTGGTAAAAACGGTACTGTTATGATGGATGTTGATGGTAAATCAGAAAAAACAACTGTTGAGGTTGTATCAGGTTCACAGATAAATCAAGGATATGCTAATCCTAATTTTGTAACAGATACAGCTAAACAAACAGTAACATTAGAGAAACCATTAATATTACTAGTAAGTTCACCAATAAGCATAGTTAGAAAAATACAAACTGTATTAGAATATGCTGTTCAAAACAATAGGTCGATACTTATTATAGGTGAGTTAGAAAAACAACCAATGGCTGCTCTTGTAATGAACAAGATAAAAGGTAATATTAAAGCTAATGTAGTTTCACCTCCTGGTTTTAACTTCTGGAAAAAAGATTTTTTAGATGATATAGCTGCGATAACAGGAGCTACACATATAAATGAAGAATATGGTGACGATGTAGATTTAATTACGCCTGATATGCTAGGTGAGTGTGAAACTTGTGTATCTGACAGTAAAACTACAGTATTAAAAATAGCTGAAATACCAGAAGAAGCTAAAGTTAGAATAAAAGATATTGAAGAGCAGTTAAAATCTTCAGATCCTAGCTTAAGAACAGAAAAGCTACAAGAAAGATTAGCTATATTATCTGGTAACGTTGCGGTTATATCTGTAGGTGCAAACTCAGATGTAGAGTTAAAAGAAAAGAAAGATAGAGTTGATGATGCAATACACGCTACAAAAGCCGCGGTAAAAGAAGGTATAGTTCCAGGTGGTGGTATAGCTTTATTAAACGCTGCTAACAGTATTGATAATAATAGTGATGGAGCTAGTGTTTTTATTGAAGCTATAAAACGACCATATAAAAATATACTTGAAAACGCTGGATTAGAATATGTGCCACAAAAAGGTAAAGGTAAAGGTATTAATGTAGTAACTGGTGAAACAGTTGATATGATTAAAGAAGGTATTATAGATCCTTTACTAGTAACTAAAAGTGCATTGAAAAACGCGGTGTCTGTTGCCTCAACAATATTATCAACTGATTGTGTAATTAGTAATATGAGAGAGGAATGAGAGCGATAGGTAATTACTTAGTTATAGAAGAAATAAAAGAAAAAGCCACTAAAACAAAAGGTGGTTTACTTCTTACAGATAAAATAAAAGAAGACATAAGATATAGGCAAGGTGTTGTAAAAAGCGTAGGAGATTTAATTCAAGGTGTTAAAACTGATGATAGAATTTATTACGACAAACACGCTGGGTTTAACATAGAAATAGATGAAGATATATTTCTTGTAATAAAACAACAGGACGTTGTTATAGTCTTGTGAGAAAATTAGAAGCTAAAGATCTTAGAAGCATAGGTTTGTTAAAGCATTATCGTATTATACGTAAATGGGCTTGTAAAACATACAATTTAAAAGATGCTGATCTAGAACTTCTAATTTACTTTGACTGTATGGAGTTGTTTACAAGAAAAGATTATATTGACGGGGTTTATACTTTTTCATGGGATAAGAATAGGTGGGAGCGTTTAAGACGTAACGACTGGATAACTGTTTGGAGACAAAGAAACAACACTACTCAAAAATATACAATATATAAAACATCGTTTAAGTGTAGTCAACTTATTAGTAGAATATACAGGATGTTATTAGGAACAGAAGATTTACCGACTAGTATTAGAAGAAATAAAATAATGGAAGGTGGATCTTACTCAGATAAAGTAATGATTAAAGCTATAAATTTAGTCAACAAAGATAAAAATAGATAATAATAAAAAAACAAATTTAAAATGGCATACGGAGATATAACGAATAGCCCAAACACTTACAGATCACCAGGAAAACCAGGTGTACAAACAGTTAGAAAAGCTGTGCTTTTAAAAGATGGTAGTACTATTGGTAGTGCTGCTGTTAACTATTTAAATGATACAAAAAGCTTAGAACAACTAACTAGTTCATCAACAGCTAGCACAACTGTTTTAAAAGCAGATTTGCATAATTGCGCTGGTCTTTATATTGGAACAGCTGGTAATGTTATGGTTAATTTTGCTGGGCAAAAAGATGTAATAGAATCTGGAACAGCTACAGGTACTACTTCAAATGAGTTAGTTGATTCTGCTCAAAATTTTACTAAAACAGTTCAACTTAGAGACTTTGTAATAAACACTACTGATGGTACAGTTGCTTTTGTAGACGCTGTATTAAGTGATACTAGACTTAGCTTAGTAGATGTTGCTAATTCTAACGCAAACATAATGGCTAGTGGTGAAAAATATGAAATATACAGACCAATAGTTTTTCAAAACGTAGCAGCTGGATCTTTCTTACCAATTGAAGTCGATAGAGTATTTAATACAGGTACTACTGCTGACGATATAATGGCAATATACTAAGACATGCCTTTAATAGGAATAAGAACAAACGTAGGGTACAGCGAACAGATAACTAACGCTGATACTAGGATAAGCGCATTTAATTTATTTGCAGACTACACTGAGATAAAAGCTGACTCAACTTTGTTTACAGCTGATGCTAACCAAATGTAACAATTAAACGCAGTTAAAAAAACATAAAGAAATAAAAGAATTTAAAAACAAATAAATGGCTAAACAAATTATTAACATAGGATCTGCAGCAAACGACGGAACCGGATCTACGCTGCGAGCGGCATTTGATATAACAAACGATAATTTCACAGAATTATATGGTGGTACTGGTGGTTTGTTTCATAAAATAGAAGGTACAAATTTTACAGGTTCATTACTCATTGGGCATAGCACTACTGGTACATTAGACAGTGCTTTAAATAATACAGGTGTAGGTATAGACGCATTAGATGCTTTAACAAGTGGTGATAGTAATGTAGCTATAGGAAAATCAGCTGGTGGCTCTTTAACTAGTGGAAACAACAATATTGCTATAGGTTATCAAGCATTACAAGATGAAGATACTGGAAATAGAAATGTAGCTATAGGTCAAGCAGCTTTAAGAGATTTAAATTATGATGGAGCAGCAAACAACGTTGCTGTTGGTTATAATGCTGGTTTATCAGTTTCAACAGGT